TGGATAATATAGACGGGCGTTATGACGCGGACGATGATTTGAAGGCAAATGTTAATTATGAAAAAAGAATTAAGAGCGCTTTAAAAGAGTTGAATGAAAATAAAAGTCTTTATCTTGTAGAAAATACACAGGAAACGACCACAGAATCTGTTCCAGATGCCGAACCTGATGCTGATGCCGACCCTGATGCTGATGCGAAAGACGAAGATAAAGAAAAAACTGGATTGCAAAAATATAGTCCCAAATTTCTCAAGATGTTAAAAACTATTGAGGATACAAATAACGCAGTTAATGAAGATGGTGTTAAACTTAAAGGGTTGCATTTAATTTACACCCAGTTTAGAACTCTTGAAGGAGTTGGCATTTTGAAATTGGTTTTAGAAGCCAATGGTTATACCCAGTTTAAGATAGCAATGAAAAATAAGGAGTGGGTATTGGATATTAGCGAAGAAAATAAAGGAAAGGAGATGTTTGCTCTTTATACCGGTACCGAGACGGTCGAAGAAAAAGAAATTATTCGTAATGTATTTAATGGCGCATGGAAATTTATACCCACATCATTATCTAAACAACTCACTAATATTTCTACAAATAATTTTTATGGAGAGATAATTAAAATACTAATTATTACCGCGTCCGGTGCCGAGGGTATATCTTTAAAAAATGTAAAATACGTCCATATCACCGAACCATATTGGCATCCTGTCAGAATGAACCAAGTTATTGGTCGCGCAAGACGTATATGTAGTCACGAAGATTTACCAGAGCCCGAACGAACCGTCGACGTTTTTCTTTATCTAATGACATTTAATAAAAAACATTTGGAGGGCAATGACGCAATCGAACTTCGTTTAAAAGATAAAAGTAAAATTGATAATATGACTCCCGTGTCGAGCGATGAATTATTATATGAAATATCCACTCTTAAAGAGGATTTAACAAATCAAATATTACATAACGTGAAAGAGTCATCCATCGATTGCTTCTTACATTCAAAGGGTAATCAAAATTTGAAATGCTTCACATTTAACTCTAATGACCCTAATAAATTTTCTTACAACCCTTCCTTCGAAAAAGAGGAAGATGATAAAGAAATGGCACAAAATCAAATGGTTATCAAATGGAAAGCGAAAGTAATTACGATCAACGGAATTAAATATGCTTTTAATAAAAGTAATAATGGTGTTTATAAATTACAAAGTTATTATGATGGTGCACCAGTTCAAGTTGGAGAGATTAAGTTTAATAAAGATAAAACTTATAAGTATGAACCTTTTGCAAAATAATTTAAATTATAAATATCTATTTATCAACATATAAATAATATAATCAGTTATAAATTATATTATTTTTTATTTTTTATTTTATTTATTTACATCTTTATCCTTTATTAAATTTAATATTTCTTTTAATAAATCAATAATCTGGTCATTCTTTTCATCTATTTGTATTAATACTTTATCATTGAGTGTTTCCCCCTTTCTTTCTATTTCTGCTTTAATTAATTCTACATTCTCATTGTCAAAATGATGTATTGTTTCCCCTATATTTAATAAATTAATATTTGGGTTGCTATTTGGGTTGCTATTTGGGTTGCTATTTGGGTTGCTATTTGGGTTGCTATTTGGGTTGCTATTTGGAATAACTATATTTAATTCTTCGCGGCGTTTTATTGCTTTTTCTAATAATTTATCTACACTTTCACTATTTTCATCATTCTCATCGGAAAAATTAACATCTTTTGGTATATTCTTTTTTATAATATCATCGAATTCGCGTTTTTTGTGATTTAAATTGTTTGTAAAATTATCTTGCCTCTGTTTAATTATTTGTTCGGATGTGACTATCTCATCAAATTGAGATTTTTTATTATTATCTACGTATGATTTAACTTCCATTAAAGTCTTTTTATTTTTTTCAACTAAAGACATATTCTTATTACCATTTTCGATTGTATTCATCACAGTGTCGAAATACCCTTTTATATCAGCAGGTTCCTTATTTATATTATAAAAAAAACCATTTTGATACATAATTTCCCATAATGTTTCTTTATTACTATTCATTAAAAACATATTACTATTATTCATTCTAATATTAATAGTAATAATAGTAATAGTAGTTTTATATTAATTAAAATATATTTGTCTTAATTTTTCCATATTTTTATCAGGAATATCATAGTTTAAGAAAAAGTTAACATCGTGTTCATTGTCTAATAAACCTATTATGGTATGTAAAGAATACATACCGCACTCAGAATTACCCCTTTGATGTTTCTTTTTATTAATATACACTTTAAATTTCTTTCCTATATCATTACCTTGTTTCTTTATTTTTTTTATAAATTGTTTTATTTCTTTCGGAACATCGTCGCCGGTGCTGTCAAAAAACAGAATAAATTTTTTATTTATATCTATAAACATTGATATCCAATGAGAACCACCCAAATAATGCGGATCCGTATTAAAAATTATACCTATTTTTGTTTTATTTTTTAATAATTTTTCTTTTAAATCAAAATTACATAACTCTTCCCAAACACACGTATTGTCTGATATTTTTTTATTAAAATCAATTGGTGAAGGTCCCAAGAAATCAAAATTATTATGTTTTTTTTCATACTGTTTCATTACCCTTTCAATATCTAAACTATTTAACCATTCATTTTTATTTTCTTTCCATTTAGTTGGTGTGTCTGGTACAAAAGTATAGTTCTTTAACTCGTCTGTTAGATTATTTGAGGCAAAATTTTGTTTTAGCCAACATTTTTCGGTTTTACAAACATCTGACATATAATTTTTTAATGATTTCCATATTTCTCTATCATCGTTACTTTCTATTAATAAATCTGGATGTCGCCCATTCCACAAATCTCTTAATTTTATTAACGAATCACTATTATAACATGTAAAATCTTTATCATGGTTTACGTTTGGACTGCAATTTAATTTAATAGTTTTACTTTTCGTTTGTTTTTTCATACAAGGAGCTACATGTTTATGATGTTTATTTTTATTATGTTGTTTTTTTTTTGTTCTCATCAGTTAATATTTATATAGATTTTTCTTTTATTGTCATATATTTTTATATATTTTTATATATTTTTATTTATTTTTTATATATTTTTATATATTTTTATATATTTTTATATATTTTTATTTATTTGACACATTTTTATTGGTTTTTATTCCTTTAACTCTTAAATGTTTCGCTTTTAAATTTATTGTTTTTTCTTGTGGATATATTTTAATTTCTTTTTTATTTCCTGATTTAACTACAAAATTATCCATCGTAGATGCAATTTTTTTATTTTGAAATATTATATCGTTTATATTTTCTAAATTATTAATATCATTTTGTATATTATTAGACATACTTATATCATTACTAAAATTTTTAAATTCTGCTTGTATTACATCCCGTCTATCATTCATTTTAAAATTTTCTATTAACACATTTACATATTCATAATATGATTCTTTAATATTACTATTTATGTCCTTCAAATCTATTTCTTCGCGCAACATAGTTTTTGTAAAATTCATAATCCTTTTTCTGTAAAATTTAATTTCCTTGTTATTTATTTTACTTTCATTAGATGCTATATTATTTTCGTTATTATTTATTGCTTGGTTTACACTATTAGTGTAACATTTATTTGATAAATATTTCAATGTCAAATCATTAACCTGTTTGTTCTCATCTATATTATTGTTCTTATCATTAATCTGGCTATTATCAATATCCATTAAATTACTATATATTTATAGATATAGTAATTAAACATTTTTTACCTGTTGTCTTGTAAAATTATTAAAGACATTAAAACCTACTTTTTCATTATCTGGGTTAGGATTAAAAGATGCTAAATTTTGTTCTTCGAATAAATCTTGGAATGGCTGTATCACATCAGAACCTTTAACATTTACCTCATACATATCACTTTTAGAAGATGGAACATAAACGGATTGTTCATTATTTTGCAAAGCAAAAAATTGATTACGTAATATAGATTCGTTGTCAATATTATTAGTAAAACCGGTAAACGGACCTTTATATGTTCCTGGATTAAATGTCTCATTTACACTTGATGGTTTATTCTTTATAGGAACACTTGATTTCTCCCGTCTATCATAAATAGACATCAAATCGTATTTTGTTGATACCGGTCTTACGCTAAATTTTGTCTCGTTAATACCCGACGGTTTATTTCTATCAAATATACGATTATTTAAAATATCTACACGTTCGTTTTGATTATAGTATACTTTGTTATTTATTTCGGTCATTTATAATATACTTATATTATTATAAAATAATATTATAAAATAATATCATAAAATAATATCATAAATAATATTTTATTACTACCTAAAGTTATATTTAATAATATTATTAGATTATGTGTGGCATTTTTACTATTCTCAATAACAAATCTACATTTAATACCAAAATAGTAAAAACCGCCTTTGATCAAGGTAATGCACGAGGTCCCGAAGATTCGCAACTAATTTATAATGCGGATTCTATTATTTTTGGGTTTAAACGACTTGCAATCAATGGTTTGGATAAGGAATCCAATCAACCAATGACAATTGATCACGTGACAGTATTGTGTAACGGAGAGATTTATAATTTTAAAACATTGTATGCAATTATGGATATCGACCCCACCACCGGTTCCGACTGTGAAGTAATTATTAGAATGTATCAAAAATATGGGTTCGAATATACGATTAGCATGCTGGACGGTGTCTTTTCAATTATATTATATGATACTTCAAAGTTTACAGATGAACCGAAATTATTTGTTGCGAGAGATCCGTTTCCGTTTGGAGTTAGACCATTATATGTTATGGAAATTGATAATAATAACAAGCAATCGAATAATATAAATATAAAGTATTCTACACAAAACATTGGCAAAAATGATACGTATACTAATGAAAAAATTATTGCTTTTGCTTCAGAAATTAAATCATTATCTCCATTATTAAATATTAATAATATTAATAATAAAAAATTATTATTTGTTAAAAAAAATGATAATTATGTTCAGACTAAAACTCTGGATGATAATAAACCCAGCGATGCACAAAATTTTTATATTCACCCTTTTGAACCAGGAACGTATTCGTATTATAGTAAAACTCACATGGTGAATTCAGAATGGAACGCCAATATAATTAATAAAAAATATTTTAATATTTCCGCACCATCTACGTGCTTATATCCTTTTAATTCGAACAATAATATTGAATATTATAAGAATATAGTTTATTACTTAGAAGAAGCAGTAAAGAAACGCGTAGTAGGAACAACTGAGCGGCCCATCGCTTGTTTGCTATCTGGTGGTTTAGATAGTAGTTTGATTACTGCTTTGGTAAATAAATATTATCCAGGAACTTTAAAAACATTTAGTATTGGGATGAAGGGTTCTGATGATTTAAAAAATGCCAAGATTGTTTCGGAACATTTAAAAACAGATCATACGGAAATTATACTTACACCAGATGAATTTTTTGATTCTATACCCGAAGTGATAAAATCTATTGAAAGTTACGACACTACAACTGTCCGCGCAAGTGTAGGAAATTATTTAATAGGTAAATACATATCTAACCATACAGATTTAAAAGTGGTCTTTAATGGTGATGGAAGCGACGAATTAACGGGCGGCTATTTATATTTTTTAAAATCACCAAGTGATATGGATTTTGATAAAGAATGTAAAAGATTATTAAATAATATGCATACATTTGACGTTTTGCGCTCCGACCGATGTATCTCGTCACACGGTCTCGAGCCGAGAACCCCATTTTTGGATAAAACATTTGTTAATTATTATTTAAGTATTCCCATTAAACACCGAAACCCGCTATCCAACGAATCAACCGACATTTGTGAAAAACAATTATTGCGTGAATCGTTTAACTTTGTTTATAACGATTTAATACCCCAAGAGATTCTTTGGAGAACAAAAGAAGCATTTAGTGATGGGATTTCAGGAGATAATGGTTCTTGGTTTCAAATTATTAAAGATAAATTAGCTTATATAAAAAAATACATTAATAATACAGCATTCATTTGTAAACCAGAATGGACCGACCACAATAAACCGTTGACTGACGAGCAACTATATTATCGTATTTTGTATGAATTATACTACCCTAACACATCTAACAATATCCCTTATTTTTGGATGCCAAATTTTATTGAAGCATCCGATAGTAGTGCACGAACCTTAAGTATTTATAATGAAATAAATAAAAATGTGTTAATGAAATAAATAAAAATGTGTTAATGAAATAAATAAAAATGTGTTAATAAAATAATATTTGTATAATTTATAAATGTTAGACTTATTTAAATATCCTTTATATCAGCAAATTATAATAATTATATTTTATATTTATCATTCAATTATTGCTATTGCGTTTACCGGTGTATTTAATATAAACTTAGATTACATAAATTATTTTCATAGCTTAATAACGTATATTACATCTTTTTATATACTATATCAATTTAACCCCTTCTCTAAATTAAAAGTCATTACTAAATTCGATAAAGATATTATTTTTATGTGTGGATATCTTTTAGTATTTACTACTACTATATCGCAGATATTCTTTGATAATGTTAAACACGCAGGTTATTTTGGAAAAAGATTGTCACTAATTCAAGAAGCAAAAACGAAATAATTTATTTATTTATCTTTTTAATGTTTTCTTTTTTAATTTATTATTTGTTTTATGTTTTTTTTTTATTGTTTTATATCTTTTCTTATAAAAGAAGTCTTTCAAATAATTTATTATTTGTTTGCTAACAATTGTATCTATTTCCATTTCATTTATATATTTATCTTCGTAATTGTAACGCTTCATTATTCTAACAATTGTATTTATAAACTCTTCCTCATTGCTGTGTTTATTAATATTATTATATTCATTATTATAATACATTTGTGCCATAACATCAAAAGGTAAAGTATAATTATAGGGTTTAATTTTTATATAATATACATTTTCGTGTTCCATATCTGGGTGAACTTGATCATCTATAAAGAAAATTTTGGTATTATCTGGTATTTTACTGCAATTAATTAAGTCCTCAACTGTTTTATTGTGTGTTTTCCTACCAATTTCAACAATTTCCCCGTCTATTTTAAATGCGCGTATTATCTTGTCAAAAACATTGGTATTTAATTTTTTATCAAAATAATCACATATTAATTTAATCCAACTTTCAGGTCCATTATTATTTGTGTATATCATTATTTTCTTACATTCACCTTTGTCCCTTTTATCTACTATAAATTTGAGAATATTAATAATATCTGGTCTTAAAAAATCTGAAAATATATCTAATAATGTTATAAATGCATCATTCGGCATTTTATCTCCATAAAAACTTTCCAACGCATCCCAAAATATGCCTAATTCGGTAAAAGAACCAAGTGTTTCATCTAAATCAAAAACAACAATTTTGTTGTTGATGATATTATTAATCATATTATATTATTAATCATATTATATATTTATAAATTTATAAAAAATTTATAAACATATATTATTAATGAATTTAACTAATAAAGATTATTTAGAGATACTTAAGTTCTATAATATTGATGATAAAAAATTAAAAAAATCAGAAATTAAAAATAAAGCCGAAAAAATATTAATTACAAAATTATGTAGATGTATTAAAACCATAAATAAATTTAATAAATATAATGAAAAAGAATCAATACCTATATGTACAAATAGTGTTTTAAAGAAAAAAAAAATTAATAGTTTTAAATTTACTTGTAAAAAAAATCCAAAATTTTTATTATTAAAAAAAAAATTAACAAAAAAAAAATTAACAAAAAACCGACAGTTAAAAACTGAAAAAAGATAAAGACCGCTTCACATTGGCTAAAATTTGTTGGATAAACAACTTGAATATATACATATAATATATATGTTTCCAAATAGGACTAATAGTAGTTCGCGTGCTTTGGATAGGAAAGTATTCTGTTTAGAATTTACGCAAAAAAATAAATTTATCGCCCCTTCACAATCAAGAAATAGTTCTGACTATATAAGAAATAAACGGATGGGAGCAATAACAGCTCCACCGGAACCAGAACCAGAACCAGAACCAGAACCAGAACCAGAACCAGAACCGGAACCAGAACCAGAACCAGAACCAGAACCAGAACCAGAACCGGAACCAGAACCGGAACCAGAACCAGAACCAGAACCAGAACCAGAACCAGAACCAGAACCAGAACCGGAACCAGAACCGGAACCAGAACCGGAACCAGAACCGGAACCACCTATAGTTATGGATTTTTCTAGTACTAATAGTGTAGATACATGGAAAGATTATGCGATTGCACATCCCAGTATAGACTATGTTTTGGGCAATTATGGCAGTGTTCCAAATAGTGTTGAATGGTCCAGTAGCACAGGAGACGAGGGACTGTGGGTGACAAATCAGGGGAGTGGGCATGTCTATATCACACTTAAAATTAATACTACGAGTTATAATTACATAAAGATAGTTTTTCAAAATGGCAGCAACGTGGGGGGCACTAACTTGGACGGCACTCCTGTCACTATTGATATGTTTTTTTTTCACGAGGAGGCGTCGGACTGGGGGGACGTACGAGGATCGGCGGAGCGGAAGCAGGAGGTCTCTTACGAACAGGCAATCATTCCAAACAGTCAATATATTTTAAAGTTCAGAATTAAAAAATATGTATCTCGGATTTTATCGAAGAATTTGACAATAACATTGTCACAGGAACCTATCTAAAAAACAGCATTCCATAAAGCACACAAATGGTGTTAAAATAATTATGTTACAAATTAGATGGAACGAAGACGGAAGCACATATTAAATTATATTTGAGATTGTTATTATCAAACATAATTTAATATAATTTAATATAATTCAATAAACTATTAAAGTTTAATTATTTTATTATCAATTTTTAATAAGATACTTATAAATAATAAAAATTTATTTTTTTTAGATGGATACTTCATATTTATTAAAATGAAATATAAAAGAAATAGTTCTTTAATCACTTTACTATTTGATAAATTATAGTTAAAAAACGGAATATTTATAAATGTATGATTTCTTATGTGTTTCCATTCCTTCTCTCCTCGTAATAATTTTTTATTCATTATTGTTTTAGATATTATTAAATCCAATATACTATAATTAGTATTATTTTTTCTGTTATCTGATAGTAATTCTTCTTTCGTATAAAATAAATTTATTTTATGTATTTTTTTTATTGTATTGCCAAATAAATTATTTATATTAATATTTAAATCGCAGTGTGTATATAGTTGTTTGTTTAATACATTTATAGCACCTTGTCTTGTTATAAAATATGCTGCATTGCTCATCGATAATATATTTTTAAAATTGTAAAATGTATCATTAATAAAACCATCACTATGTAGTGTATATATATCCCATTGGTCAATTAATATCTTATCATAAATATTTTTTAGTAAAATATTTAATTCATTCTTATTTTTAAATTTTGGATATGCGTCATCTTCTAATATCAAACAAACTTTATCATTTGTTTTTAGAAATTTTTCTAACACTTTTAAATGACTATAAGCACATCCTATCATAGAATCCGAAGAAAAGTGATAAAATAAACCAAATTTATTTAATATTTCTTGTTTATCAATATCATTATATCTATAACCAGAAAAACGTTCGGGACAAATACCGACATTGTTTAATTCTTTTGATTGCATATCCCACCTATCCTTATTTGTATCTAAATTAATAACATAGGTTTTAAAATCCATTGTATATGTAAAATATAATATTTCACTTCAAATAATTTATTACATTCAATATAATTTTTTCTTGTTCCGATAATTTCTGAAATACTAAACACTCATCCAATTTAATTTGAAAAAAACGGTTTGAACTGGTTTTACATAATAATGAGACTTGGTCGTTAACCTTAATATCACATAAAATTCCACCATTTGTTAATTTAATATTTGCTGGATTTTTTAACGATATCCACCTAATATAGTGACCATAATCTAAATCTGGAATTTCATCTATATATTTATATTCTCTCAAGGAATTCATCATAGAATTATATTTATCGTCTGTTAAATCTAATTCGGATAATATATTGTGCTTCATTTTTTGTATTTTATCTAAATCCAAGTCCATAATATTTTCATTATTATCATTATCTAATGCTTTTAATAATGAAGAAATGTCTAATGTATCTGCCATTATAATTATTTATATTATTATAATTAGTTATATTATTATATATTTTTTTATTTTATTATATATTGTTTTACTTTATTATTTGACTTCGGTTGTTTCATATAATTTCTCTCTCCGGATGGGATTTTTACATTAAAGTTAAACTGGTCAAATATATCATTGATTATTTCATGAAATGGATCTTTTACAAATGTTGTTTTATTTCCAGTTTCTCTCTTTAAATTATTCATTTAAATATATTAAATATATTAAATTAAATCAATTTAAATCAATTTATATCAATTTATTATTTCATGTTCAGAAAGTTATGCTGTCGTATGACATTTCTATTGTTAGTTATATTACCTATCTTAATGTAATTATTTATTATATATTGGTATATTTATATATATTATATATTCACGTTTTCACGAATTTTTTTTCAATTCTAAAATGAAAAAATGGGAATTGGACATTCTTAAAAATGTCCAAAATCGATTTATGAAAAAAAGAATGGTGAAAAAATTCGTGATAAAAAAAGTTTAGATGATAATGCTAATAAAATAAAATAACAAAAAAATGGTTTGTTACCAAGTGTTTTTTTTTGAAAACTACTTAAGCATATTTTTCCGTTGCCTATATATAGCATATTTAGCAACCAAAAATATGCGAAAATATGCGAATGAATTTTACTGTGAAAAATGCGACTATAAATGCCTAACAAAATTTTTATGGAATCAACACAAAACCACACTGAAACATAATCGGCAACGCTCGGCAACGCCTCCAAAAAAACCCGAGATTTTACACATTTGTGATACTTGTAGTAGAGCATATAAGCAGCGGTCAGGACTTTGGAGGCACAAAAAAAAATGTAGTGGACTATTACCTGCTACAGAAAATCAAATAATTCATAATAATACAGAAAATAATACCCTACTAAATGAAAACAAAGAATTAAAAGAATTGTTTAAAAATATATTAATTGACCATCAAGAAAATAATAAAGTAAAAGATAGAATGATGATTCAATTAAAAGAACAAAGTGATATTATTAAAGAAATGATACCAAAATTGGGAAATAACACAAATAATAATTTTAACATAAATGTATTTTTAGATGAACAATGTAGCGATGCTATTAACATGAGCGAATTTATCGAATCCCTAAAAATTAAAATGGATGATATACAGTTTACTTCTACAAACGGATTAGTAGAAGGAGTATGCTCTGTATTTCTTAATGGTTTAAAAGAGCTTGGTATGAATCAACGACCCATACACTGCACAGATATAAAGAGAGAGACCTTGTATATTAAAGATAATAATGAATGGGAAAGAGAAAATGGAAAAGGAAAGCTAAAAACTGCTATAAATGATGTTGCATCTAAACAGAGAAGTGCTATTATTGAATGGCGGAATGAAAATCCAAATTGGAGCGAAAGCGATAAGGGAAAAGAGGAATATATACAATTAATGCAAAACTTAATGATAGACATAACCCAAGAATCAAACGAAAATAAAATAATAAAGAATATTGCCAAAGAAACAATTATTGATAAATAAAAAATTGAACCATAATTTAAAGAAGAGATTATAACCAAAAAAATGTTGTTTTTACTAATTGCAATAATATACTTTCTAACAATCTGTTTTAATATTCCTTATGCGATAATGATTTGTATTGCTAACATATTTATTATGTTATTAATTATTGGTTATAAATTCATTAATGATATTGAAACTGACGATACAATAATCGGTTATAAAAAAAATTAAAATAATTATTTAATTTACATCTTAAATATTTCGATATATATTTCGCAATACATGTCGACAAATACAATTACACTCATTATTTTTATTATGTCTTATTTCCGGAAACATACATTTTAATGAATATCCATAAGTCTTTACATCTCTTATTTCTCTTAGCGAGAATTTTTTTCTTAAATGTTTGCAATGTGGTTTATCGAGTATTCCTTGCGAATGCCTTTTACAGCACCCACAATTAAATAATTGTGTCATAATAAATTTAATTCTTTCAGTCGTATTACATTGTAGTAAAGTGTAATCATAAGTATATTCTAATGGTAATTCGGTAATGTCTTCTATATCATTTAAATGCCAATATCTAACGAATTTAGGATACCACAATTCATAATGTATTTTACAAATCATGTGCGCCGCCTCTAATTCAATCTCTTTTTTCATTTGTTTTGACAAGGTTGGTCTTGAAAGAAATATTATATAATTAACAAGTTCATTTGGTAATTTATTTAGTAGTAGAATATCAATTCTATTATCCATTTTTTGTATTAATTATATAACTATAAAAATATTCAATTTTATAAAAATATTCAATTTTATAAAAATTGAATTAAAAACTCAATCAGTAATTATAATTACTGATAATTATTATGTCTAATGCACAAATAATTCGGCAAGATTTTGAAGAATATGTACCGAAATTTAATGAAGATACCGGAGAATATTTTGATTATTGTCCTTATGAAAAATTTTCAAGATCTCAAAAAATTACATACAGTTGTCCGTGTATTTCTGGACGAACCATAAATACGCGTCAACAATTTTTACAACATTTTAATACCAAAACTCATAATATATGGAGAAATAATATGGGTAAGGATGAAAATAAAAAAATTATTAAAGATTTACATATTGAAAATGCCAAGAAAGATAATATTATACAGAAACAAAATAATAAGGTAAATAAATTAGAAAAGGATATAATTTATAAACAAAACACTCTAAGATTACAAGCAAGACAATTAAAGAAAATCTTTCAAGAGCAAAAAAATATGAGAAAAGAAATATCTTTATATATCTCCAATTTAAAATTAAAAAATGATTTAATTATTGAACTTGAAGAAAATGTTAAGATGCTTGAGGAAGCATCTAATTTAAGTATTGACTATGAAACGTCCGACGACGAAGTTACAAAGGACGTTGTAAGGAATTATAGTATTGAAAGTATTGATGATGATTTTAATGGTTCTATTAAAAGTTATCATACATCATCCGATACATCAAATGAAAATTGCTCTGTTAAATGCTGTGATAAAGATTCAGATACATGCTCTGATACATCGTCAGATGCCGATTCAGAGACAAGAAAAGTTATAGGTGGTTTTTCAAGTTCAATGAAATTTTATTAATTTTGCTATCAAATACATTATTAATATATGCCTTTGATGTTTTTGATATTTTTTTTATACTGTTAATATTCTCAATTGTTATATATTTTTTTAATTTATTATCATACGATAATTCAAGTAGTGCAGATAGTGCAAGTATATGACATATAATATCATCGCTTGAACGTAATTCATTATTATAAATATAATTTAAAATAATATCATGGGTATTATTATTAATTAAATAAATATGAAAATCTTTATTACTGCATAATTCAGTTAGCGTGTATAATTGTGTATAATGCGATTCAATATAATTATTATTAAAATTAAAGTTAAGAGTTTTTATATAATCATTAATAATATTGTTAATGTAAGGATTAGACAGAATACTATTTTTGTTACAATAATTAGTTTTATTTATTTCACAATTATTTATTATAGCATGAAATATATTTTCTAAGTATTGTTTGTTGCCTTTTTTGTGAACGATTTCTATAATAAATTCATTTTGTGTATCTTGTATTTCATATAAATATATATTAAATAATATACAAATGTGATTGTCAGAATAACAACAATTAAATGTATAATTTTTTTTTAATGTATACGATATGTTATTTAATTTTAATGTGTTAATAATTTGATGTATGAACGATGCTATATTATAATCATCGGTAAAAATTAGTTTTGTTTTTATAGATTTTTTTTTATGTTTTTTTATTTTTAGAATATTTCTAAATTGAATAGAATCATTGTTAGAAATATTTGTATTATCTGACGAACTGTCTGTATAATTCGAGTTAACCGTATTATCTGAATCAGATGTATGTATAGAGTTTATTGACTCAAATGAGTTAACGGAATGGAAAGATTCTGGTGAACCAACAATTTGAGCCATTATTATATAATTATTATGATTATTTTTTATAATTATTATAATTATTAATATAGATATCAATTTTATAATAATTATTCAAATGCTAATTATCAATAAGATCTATTATGTTTTGATTTTTTATAAATACATTAATTTTTTTTTTTGATAATTTTCCATACTTAATAATATCTTTTTTATCTACCGTATTCGAATCGTGTGAAATAAGCAGTGTTGTTTTAAATGGATTCAATTGTAGTAAAGGTATGGTATAGTTTTTAAGGAAATATTTTTCTTCTCCGCTAATATCTGCGCTATTGTATTTTGTTATTTTTAAAAGTTCTTTTTTAAATGCAAATGTGCTCGCGGTTGCGTGATTTTCGAAATATGGTCCAAAACTATATATTTTTTTTATATCTTTAAAATAAATATATAGTTTGCTACTACCGGCACAAAGAATATTCGGTTTATTATTTAAATACGATACTGCGTGTGATACTCTTTCTGGTGGATAATAATCATCGTCGTCCATATATATAATAATATCGCCCTTTGTTTTCTCGTGCATAATATTTCGTTTCTCTCCAAGTTTCATTTTATTTTCATATCTATGATAACTAACTTCTGGTATATCAACGAGCAAGTCCTCTATTTTATCGCTTCCGTCGTCTATTATTACCCACTCCATTAATTGTTTTGGATAGTCTTGATGTTTAAAACATTCTATAATTGTATGAAAATGTTTGCGCCTGTTATATGTTGGTGTACATACACTCACAAATGGAAGATCTATCAACATATAAATATAATGTGCGCAGCTCTTAAATTTATTTATAAATTGAATTTAAATGTATTATAACAAATTTGTTTAACGTAATGGTTAATAATATATACTTTATTAACAGTTTTAAGGTAATATTTGTTAGTGGAATTATATCATGGTGTGTAATTTCAATAATCGCACTTGCTAATGAAAATAATAATGAAATACGCGTGATTTGTGAAAAGTCAAATTTATGGAGCGTTCTAATAACGGTATTAATGTTTACGATTATATTAACAACTCATGCGATTACATATGATTTATTAATAACTAAATATAATTATAATATTGTAAATAAAAAACTATTAATATTATTAGCAAATATAATATTTCTATTGTTTATATGGTGTTGTATCGAGCTATACAATAATTGTTCTAAGAAATACTTAGTTAGTTTGATAATGTATAAATGCCTTTCAGCATGGGTTTATTTAATGGATGCGTGTTTTATATTATTAATTATAAAATTATCACCGTATATCATGTATATTTATTATTATAATTCACAAAATGACATACATAATTATATTATAGACGATAATATAGAATTTAATAATAATAATAATAATTTTGATAGTCCTTGGGATCTTGCAAGTAGAGATAGCCTTGATTATGTAACACTTTAAATTTATAAAAAGTATTTGTCTAAAATATCTTTATTTTTTTCTGAATCACAATACCCACTTTCAAATAATTCTTCAGATTTCAGTATTGTTTTAATATTAAGTAATCCATTACAGTTTTCGGTAAAATCGTGCTTCCACATATACGGATTAATATCAAAGTAAGAAACTATTTCTGGCGGTGGAAATTTTTTAAATCCACCATCAAACATTATATAATTATTTATTTTTTGTAATTTAAATCCTGTCACAAATGGTATATACGAACTTGCCATACAACAATCTGTTGCCTGGTCAATTGTATTTATATTAGTAATAATCTTTTGTTGAAATCCTTTTATTGTAAGTGTTGTGGTGGCAATATTTATTTTATCTAACTCGAAATCATCTTTATTATATTTTTCAATTAATAATGATTTAAATTTTGATTGTAAATCGTATATAGATTTAATTTCTTCGTTATTATAAATATTAATAATATCATACACGATTTTATCCATTGGTTTATTGTAAGTCATTGGTAACGAATTCCACGCACCTGCAGAAGCGGATAAAAATTCATAGTTGGATAGATCATAGTTCTCTTTAATATAAACAATTGTCCCCAACATATAGAATCCGGCTAAACCACCAGGAGAGATAGTAATTAATTTTTTATCTGCGTTTTTTAATTGAAATTGTTTATTATTTGTAATTAGCAAAGGTTTAATTAACGAACTTACATTTATGAAAAATAAAAATAATATATATATTATAATTTTCATAGACAATATAATATATATTTAAAATTATAATAAAAAATTTATGTTAATGAGCACACAGGAACATTATCTATATTTCCAAAATAGACCTGACAAATATTTTGCAATTGTAATGTTGTTTTTAAATTAATAATAACATTATTCACATCCTCTTTAAAAGTTTGTTTGGTGGGATTTATTACAAACGCACCTAATTCGTTACCAAAATCGGTTGATAATCTCAGTGTTGGGTATTTTTTCATATATTTATACGCAAAGCAATATGGTAATACAATACCTCTATATTTGTCTTTGTTATTAAGATATTTTTTAATCATATTGTCGACACTTATTTTTTCGTGTAATTCTATATTGGCTCCATATCTTTTTAATTTTTGTGGAACTGGGTCGCTTTTCCATCCCAAAAAAGTTTTATGACCAATATTATTATGATTAATTGATTTCCCCGATTGATTTATTACAACCGTGGTAATCTCTGCTTGAATAAACATAATATATAAAAACGCAATTGTCATTGTCATTATAATTAATATAATACCCGCTATATTAAGCGATGGATTTTCTACGAGAAATCCCATTTCTCCAAACATAGTAGCAATACCGGTTACTATCGAACGTAAGAAAAATAGATATTTACTATTTTTGAAATCAGGAAATTGTTTAATGCGTTCTGGGTCAACGTAATATAAAAGAATTCCAAAAAAAATTCCCATCAATATTAAATATAATATTAAACTTCCTGCTCGCAATAAAACTGTTTGCAAATTAGATACTATTGATGTTTCGTGCTCATGTAATATTGAGTTTGCATCAATTAAAATTGGACTCGAGAAATCGATTTTACCTTCCCTCCATTTAGTATTAAAAAATGATCCAATGGCAATATCATACTTACCTGTGGCAATATCATTGACATATATGTTATAATTCGTTGATTTCTCGGGACTAAATGAAACTTCAAAATTATATTTATCTTTAAGTGACTCTTCTATTTTTTTCCATATATCCCATGTAAAACCACTATATACAGGATTACCTTCACTATCAATAGTTTTATTTGTTGTTGTTAAACTTGAACCGATTATTATAAAAACCTTGATTGTTGGTTTATCTAAACTTGCCCCAAGAATAGAAGGGATATTTGGTATAATTTCATCTAACATATTTAATATATCATTATATTATTTAGTAAAAATATTTTGTTAATATATAGTATAATGCATCATTACAACAAAAAACTTACCAAAAAAATGAAAGGTGGGTCAAAGTCGTCTAATAAAAGATATAAAAGATATAAAAGAAAAACCGTTACGAAGAAAATTAAATTAAATAGAAAAAGATTAAATAAAAAAGTAGTAAAAAGACGAAATACCCAAAAAAAACGGTCTACTAAAAGAAGACGCAGTATTAAAAGAGGTGGTCAGGAAATTCCTGACTCTCATGATATAGCAGGTGGATCGAAATATATGGCCGGAGGAAATGACGAAGAAGAAGAACCTATTGCTGGTGGTAGTCCGGATATGGAAGAACCTATTGCTGGTGGTAGTCCGGATATGGAAGAACCTATTGCCGGTGGTAGTCCGGAGGAGGAAGAACCTATTGCCGGTGGTAGTCCGGAGGAGGAAGAACCTATTGCCGGTGGTAAGAAATCCAGACGTAAACAAAAAGGTGGCAGTTGTGGGTGCGGTGTTATCAGTTAATCAGATTGATACCATGTTTTAATGATAATTTCGTGTTTATTCCATACACATTGATTTAAATTAGAACAATATGTGTCCCAAACAGTTGCGTTTAATGTGGGATTTTTAACCAAAACACTATTTGGTGTGCACATACAAATATAAGATTTAGGAATAATTGTCCAATACGCTATATCATTGTAATTGTCTGATTTTGATATTACTATATTACTATATGTCTTTAAAAACATGCAAGATAAAATGAAACTTTTAACAATATAATTCATCATTTACATATAAGTAATAAAAATGTATTTATATATATTTTTATTATTATAATTATTATAATTACCAACTACCGAACATACTACCACCATCGTTTGCGGCAAGTGGTTCATTTTGACCAGGTGTATCCGCGTTCTGTAAAGGATTTGATGTATTTTGATACATATCGTTAAAATCTGTATTATTTGTGTTTTGTTGAGGAATGCTTGTTAAACCTCTATTTGATGGTAATAATTGCGAGGTGTCAAGTGTGTCAGATTGACTCGGTTGATGCTGACCCGCGATTGGCTGCGAAACCTTAACATTTTTCTCTTGTTTTACATTTTCTTTTGCTTCGTTATTACCGTTTATTAAATCCATTGTTCGTTCAATTAATATATTAATTTTAGAACCAAGTTTGGTCTGCATTGTTGATAGAATTAATAAGAATGGTAGGATAAAAGTTATTGAATTAAAAGCTTGGTATTCCTTTCCACTGTATGTACCGAAATATCTAATAATTCGGTCGGTAAACCATAAACCCATTAACATAAAAATTATTTGTCCTACAGATTCTAAAAGTATTTCTAAATTACCTTTACTCTCATCTTCTTCAGGAACAAAGTGTTTCACCGCCTTAAGTATTAAAATTATAGGAATTATGGCAAGAACTGTATATTGAATTATATTTAATAAATCAATCTTGTTGTCTTCGTCTAAAGTTAATAAATAATTAATGAAACTCATAGGTTCTTTACTCTGTGTAATATTGTCTATATCCATATGAAGTATAAAAAGAAATTAAAAAAATCTTAATATAGATATTTATATGTTATCGCGCGCTCTTGAATCAATAAAGTTTAGGAACAACCAAAAACATGATGAAAATCAGTATATCGCATTAATAGATGATATAATAAATCATGGTGATATGGTTGATGGGCGCAACGGAAAAACGTTGACTGTTTTTGGAAGTTCGATGCATTTTTCATTAGAAAATGGCGAACTACCTTTATTAACAACAAAAAAGGTTGCGTGGAAAACATGTTTAAAAGAACTATTGTGGTTTATTAGTGGTTCTACCAATAACGATTTGTTAAATGAGCAAAATGTAAAAATATGGAATGGTAATTCGTCGAGGGAATTTTTAGATTCGCGTGGTTTAGTAAATAATAGGGTAAATGATTTGGGACCGGTGTATGGACATCAATGGCGTTTTTTTAATGCTGATTATAGCACATGTGACGATAGTTATAATGGAAAGGGTGTAGATCAATTAGATTATATCGTAAAACAATTAAAAGATCCTAAAGAACGCTACTCAAGGCGTCTATTGATGAGTGCCTGGAACCCAGGACAATTAGATGAAATGGCGCTTCCACCGTGCCACGTGTTAGTTCAGTTTAATGTATTGCCTGGTGATAAGTTATCGTGTAGTTTATATCAAAGAAGTGGCGATGTAGGTTTAGGTGTTCCGTTTAATATTGCGTCGTATAGTTTTTTAACCCATTTAATAGCATTTCATTGTGGGTTAAAAGCCCATGAGTTTTGCTATCATTTAGGAAATTGTCATATATACGACGACCATATTGAACAATTAAAGATTCAGAGAAATAAAGAACCATACAAATTTCCTAAATTAGTGATAAAAGATAAAAAAGATGATATAAATGATTATATAGTAGACGATTTTGAAATAAAGGATTATAAATCTCATGAACCAATCAAAATGAATATGCGTAATTAATGACAAAACATTTCATATATAATATAATAATGAGTGGTGCTTCTGGTTTATCTGCGGCAAAGAGAAGAAGGGCGGGATCAAATATTTCTTTAGATAATAACAATAATAATAGCCCGGGAAACAATGGTAATAATAATACACGTTTACGAATCCAAGATGTTGTGATTGATCATGAACGACGTATTCAAGATTTTGAAAAACTATTTACCGATAATGAAAATATTGTTATGAATAATTCAGATAATGATACTGAATACAACGATAAAATAAATACACGATTGGATAAAATAGAAAATAAACTTGTTCCTGGCGTAGACGATAAAGAAAATATAGAATACTATAAAAATAAAATAAAAACGATGGAAGAGCAAATTGCTGAGCTTAAAAAAACTATGATGAGCATACAAAATATTGCAATGGACACAAGCACATCTCTCATGGAATATAAAAATAGTGTGACTAAAACTAACTAAAAATTTAATAAAATAATAAATTGATATTAATTTATAGAGATAAATCAATATTAATAATAATAATGAAGATTGAATTAAGTGATGCTAAAAAAGTTGTGCAGTTCTCTATTATCCTGCAAAATATTCGGGCTTATTCTGAGCACGTAGTTATGAATATTAGTAAAGATGGTCTGTTTATGCAAGGAATGGATTCAAGCCATTGTAGTTTTTTTGAAATTAAACTTACCCCTTCTTGGTTTGATGTATTTTATTATGACGAAGACAATGATATCTCAACATTGGGTATCAATACTAACATATTACATAAAATTATAACAATTTTTAAAGATGGACAAACTATTGTTTTAGAAGTACAAGATGATGATAGACTAAATATATCATTTATTGGTGGAAATGATAAAATATTTAATAAATATTTTGAAATCCCTTTGATGGATATACAACAGGAAACCGTTAAAATCACAATTGAGGATACAGATGTAGACCTAATAATGACGAGTAAAAGCTTTCATGAGTTAATTAATCAGTTTCAAAATTTTGATGAAAATTTGAGCTTGCATTTTACAGAAGAAGAGGTATCTATGTTTTCGGATGGTATTTATGGTTTAATGAAGGTAAATATTAATTTAGATGATGTAACAGAATATTCTGTAGTCGAGGATTTAGATATAAAACAAAGTTATAGTTTAAAGTATATCGCGATGATGTGTCTTTTTAATAAATTATCCGACGAATTTAATATGACCTTTAGTGAGGATAAACCCATGACTGGCAGATATGATTTGGACGACGAAAGTTTTGTTAAATTTTATTTAGCAACAAAGGTAATTGACGATGAGTAAAGATCGGTAAAAAAATTTATAATTAGAATATTAATATGTTTATAATAATTTTTTTAATATTTTGTATAGTTTTATTTTTATATATCCATGTATTTTTTCATCTCAAAACAAGCAATGATTTGGAAATTTATGATATTGAAATACCTAACAAAGAAAAATTTGAGGAAATATGTAATTTAAAACAACCAACAAGGTTTAAATTTAATAATAAAGAAATAAATAATACTTGCAACTTAAATAATCTTATAAATAATCACTCTATGTTTGATGTTAATGTTAGAAATGTAAATTATGATAGCAATAACAAGAATAATGAATCTTTATATTTATCTTATCCATTAAAAAAGGCACTTGACATATTAGAAAAAGACAAGGGTGCTAACTATTTAATAGAATCGAATGATGATTTTATAACTGAAACAGGAATGAAAAAAGTATTTAAAAATAATGATTTATTACTTAAACCACCCTTGAACTTTTACAATATGTATGATATTAATATTGGAAATAAGGGACTAATAACACCATTAAAATATGATTTGTATAATAGAAATTTTTTTTATACGGTTAAAGGATCTATTAAGATTAAGTTAATGCCCCCAAAATATAGTAATAATTTACATGAAATAAAGGATTATGAAAATTATGAATATTTATCCGCTATAAATCCATGGAATTTGCAGGAAAAATATAAAAATGATTTTGAAAAAATTAAGAATTTAGAAATAACGTTGAAAGAGGGGGATATGTTATATATACCTTCATATTGGTGGTATAGTTTTAATTTCATTGAGAACAGTGTGCTAACAAGATTTAAGTATACCACTTATATGAGTTCGCTCTCAACATTGCCACAGAATATATTACATTATTTGCAATTACAAAATATTAAATATCGTGTAATAAATAACAATGATAAACAACCTATAAATGTTGTCGAAACTATAAATGTTGTCGAAACTATAAATGCTGACGAAATTATAAATGCTGACGAAATTATAAATGCTGACGAAATTATAAATGCTGACGAAACTATAAATGCCGACGAAACTATAAATGCCGACGAAAATTAAATTTTTGGATTAATCTTCTTATTTTTTTTATTATAAATATGAGCCGGATAAAAAAACCATATAATAAAACCGAATACTATACATGTCATTGATATCCATACAAGTAATTCTAAC